GAACTATTTCCTTGGCCAGAAGTAACTGACCAAAGAGAAATGATGATTCATTCTGATAGTATTCTAACTATTGTAGATCCTAAACCTGAAATTGTTGAAAAGTATCTTGAACTGACTGCATAATGCGCTTTTATACAAACGTCCAAATGGTCGGGGATCACTTCTTGGTCCGTGGTTATGAAAATGGTAAACATTTCATGACTCGTGAGAAGTTTTACCCGACTCTTTTTGTCCCTTCAAAAAAGAATACCGAATACAAAACTCTGAATGGCGAATCTGTTGAACCAATTCAACCAGGAACTGTAAGAGAGTGTAGGGAATTTATTAAAAAATATAATGATGTTCAGGGATTTTCAATTCATGGAAATGACCGATACATCTATCAATACATTTCTGAAACTTATCCTGAAGATGAAGTTAAGTTTGACATTAATAAAATCAAAGTAACTACAATTGACATTGAGGTTGCATCAGAGAATGGATTCCCTGATGTAGAAAGTGCTGCCGAAGAAGTGTTGCTTATCACGATTCAGGATTATAATACGAAGCAGATTCGTACTTGGGGTCTTGGTAAGTTTAATAATCAGCAGAGTAATGTAAAATATCGTTCTTTTACTAACGAGCACGATTTGTTAAATGACTTTATCAATTGGTGGATGATTGAGGAGAATACTCCAGAAGTCATTACTGGTTGGAATAGTGAACTATATGATATTCCATATTTGGTTCGTCGTATCGATCGTGTTCTTGGTGAAAAACTGATGAAGCGCATGTCTCCATGGGGACTAGTGACTGAAAGTGAAACATTTATCTCTGGGCGTAAGCATATTTGCTATGATATTGGTGGAATCAGTCAACTTGACTATCTGAATCTTTATAAGAAATTTACTTATAAGGCACAGGAATCTTATCGCCTTGACCATATTGCCAATGTTGAACTTGGGTCAAAAAAACTAGACCACTCTGAGTTTGATACTTTCAAAGATTTCTATACCAAAGGATGGCAGAAGTTTGTAGAATATAACATCATTGACGTGGAACTTGTTGACCGATTGGAAGACAAGATGAAACTAATTGAACTTGCTTTGACTATGGCATATGATGCTAAGGCAAACTATGCTGATGTATTTTCTCAAGTTCGGATGTGGGATACGATTATCTACAACTATCTGAAAAAAAGGAATATTGTGATTCCTCCAAATGTGAGGTCTGATAAGGATTCAAAGTATGCTGGTGCTTATGTAAAAGAACCGATTCCTGGTGTTTATGATTGGGTAGTGAACTTTGACCTTAACAGTCTATATCCGCATCTGATTATGCAATACAATATTTCACCAGAAACACTTTTGGAAGAGAGGCACCCTTCTGTAACTGTAGATAAAATTCTTAATCAAGAAATCAATTTTGAAATGTATAAGGATTATGCAGTTTGTGCAAATGGTGCAATGTATCGTAAAGATGTTCGCGGATTTCTTCCAGAATTGATGGAAAAGATTTACGAAGATCGTACCGTCTACAAGAAGAAGATGCTTGCCGCAAAACAAGAATATGAGAAGAAAAAGACAAAAGAACTGGAAAAGGAAATTGCAAGGTGTAACAACATTCAAATGGCAAGGAAGATTCAACTTAATAGTGCTTATGGTGCTATTGGCAATCAGTACTTCCGTTATTTTAAACTAGCAAATGCTGAGGCAATTACTCTTTCTGGTCAAGTTTCAATTCGTTGGATTGAAGATAAAATTAACAAGTACCTAAACAAAATTCTTAAGACAAATGATGTTGACTATGTTATTGCTTCGGATACTGATTCTATCTACCTTAATATGGGTCCTTTGGTTGAAACTGTATACAAGGGAAGAGAGAAAACTACTGAAGGCGTTGTTTCGTTCCTTGATAAGGTCGCTAAGGTGGAACTTGAAAAACATATTGAAAGTTGCTACCAAGAACTGGCGGACTATGTAAATGCCTATGACCAGAAGATGCAGATGAAGCGGGAGAATATTGCCGATCGTGGAATCTGGACTGCTAAGAAGCGATACATTCTAAATGTTTGGGATAGTGAGGGTGTTCGTTACGAAGAACCCAAACTCAAAATGATGGGTATTGAGGCAGTTAAATCTTCCACTCCAGCACCTTGTCGTCAGATGATTAAGGATGGTCTGAAACTGATGATGAGTGGAACTGAAGAGCAGGTAATTGAGTTTATTGATAAGTGTCGTTCTGAATTCAAAAAACTTCCTCCAGAACAGATTGCATTCCCAAGAACTGCTTCTGATGTTCGGAAATATTATTCTTCATCAAACATTTATGCTCCCAAAACTCCAATTCATATTCGTGGAGCACTTCTTTTCAATTATTATATTAAGAATAAAAATCTTACTAATAAGTATTCTCTCATTGGTAATGGAGAGAAAGTCAAGTTTATTTTCTTGAAAAAACCAAACATTATTCAAGAGAATGTGATTTCTTTTATTCAAGATTTCCCTAAGGAACTTGGTCTTGACAAATACATAGACTATGACTTACAATTTGAAAAGAGTTTTGTAGACCCACTTAAATCAATCTTAGATGCAATTGGGTGGAATGTGGAAAAAACTGTAAACCTTGAATTATTTTTTGCCTAATGGATTTGCCTATTAATGATAAAGAACTTGATACTATTGTAAAAGCACTTGGATTTGGTGGTGATGGTGCTCTTTACCATAAACTTAAACTTGTAAAAGAACTTAAAGAACAAGGTTTACCTTATAAAAAAATACTTCGTGAAGAATATGGGATGGTATGCTGATGAAAAATTTAATTAAAGTTAAGTATCAATTTAAAGATTATTCTAATTCTACTCTTTTTAAGTTCTTTAAAACTCAAGAAGAAGTAAATTCTTTTAAACTTAAAAATCCAAATTATGTTTTTATTGGAGAAAAGTGATGGATTTTCTTAAGGACATTGTAAAAGAAATTGGTGGTGAGTATACACAACTTGCTTCCGATATTGATGAGACTGAGACTTATGTTGACACGGGTTCGTACATTTTTAATGCACTGGTTTCAGGTAGTATATTTGGTGGTGTATCTGGGAATAAGATTACTGCTATTGCTGGAGAGTCTTCTACTGGAAAGACTTTTTTCTCTCTCGCCGTGGTTAAGAACTTTCTTGATATTAACCCCAATGGTTATTGCCTCTACTTTGATACTGAGGCTGCCATTACAAAGTCACTCTTGGAATCACGCGGCATTGACACATCACGCCTTGTCGTGGTTAATGTTGTCACAGTAGAAGAGTTTCGTGGTAAAGCACTTAAAGCAGTTGACCTTTACTTAAAAAAACCTGAAGGAGAGCGCAATCCCTGTATGTTTGTGCTAGACTCTTTGGGTATGCTTTCCACGAGTAAGGAGATTAACGATGCCCTGAATGATAAAGAAGTTCGGGACATGACCAAATCTCAACTGATTAAAGGTGCATTTCGTATGCTTACCTTAAAATTGGGTCAGGCAAACATTCCAATGATTGTAACAAATCATACCTATGATGTCATCGGTGCTTATGTTCCTACTAAGGAGATGGGAGGTGGCAGCGGTCTTAAGTATGCTGCTTCTACCATTATTCATCTCTCAAAGAAAAAAGAGAAAGATGGTACAGAAGTCATTGGAAACATTATCAAAGCAAAGACTGCTAAGTCGCGTTTAAGTAGGGAGAACCAAGACGTTGAAGTCCGTTTATTTTATGATGAGCGCGGTCTTGATCGCTATTATGGTCTTCTGGAACTCGGGGAACTCGGCGGACTCTGGAAAAATGTTGCGGGTCGTTATGAGATGGATGGTAAGAAACTCTATGCAAAAGAGATTCTTAAAAATCCAGAAAAATATTTCACTGAAGAAGTAATGCAAAAATTAGATGTGATTGCTAAAGGTGAATTTAGTTATGGGACATGAAGAACATTAGAATTATTGAAACTGGTGTTGATGTATCAAAAATCATAGAACAACTTGAGCAATATCCAGAAGATTGGGGATCTCAAAAAAATATTAAAGATACTGAACAACTTGATTCTAATAAGTATACTGTGACTGTCGATGTTCTCCAATTAATTATGGGTGGTATTACCAAAGAAGGTGAATATGTTGGAAATACTGAAATATGTAATAAGACTCCAGCATATGAGCATCATACTGAAGTTCTTAAATTTGTATTTGATAGATTTAAGAAACTAAGACGATGTGCCTTTTTATCTCTTCCTGTTGGGCAGATAGTTGGAACTCATATTGATGAGGGAACCTACTATCTTACAAAAGATAGATATCATCTTTCTATTCAAGGAAAATACGAGTATACTGTTGGTGATGAAGTTGTAATTATTGAACCAGGAACATTTTTTTGGTTTAATAATAAACTTCCACACAAAGCAGTGAATATTGGTGATGAACCTAGAATTACATTTGTATTTGACATACCTCACCATAAGAAAAATTTGTAGTTAAAATAATGGAACGACTTGAACTTACGATTCTCCGAAACCTTGTATACAATGAAGATTATTCCAGAAAAGTTATACCGTTTATACAACCTGAATATTTTGAGCAAAGGTCTGAAAGAGTAGTCTTTGAGGAAATCGTTCAGTTTATTGTCAAGTATAATTCTGCAATTACCAAAGAGGCACTTGGTATTGAGATTGAAAATAGGACTGATTTAACTGAGACTGATATTAAAGATATTCGTGAAATATGCGAAACACTAACTGATTCAGTAGTGGAGAAACAATGGTTGCTAGATACTACTGAGAAGTGGTGTCGTGACCGAGCAATTTATCTTGCTCTGATGGAATCAATTCATATTGCTGATGGTAATGATGGGAAAAAGAATCGGGATGCAATTCCAAGTATTCTTTCCGATGCCTTAGCAGTATCTTTTGATAATAATATTGGGCATGACTATCTTCAGAATTATGAGGAGCGTTATGAATTTTACCATCGCAAAGAAGATAAGATCGAATTTGATCTGGAATATTTCAACAAAATCACAAAAGGTGGTCTCCCTAATAAGACTCTCAATATTGCTCTCGCTGGAACGGGAGTCGGCAAATCCCTCTTTATGTGCCATGTTGCTAGTTCCGCGTTGTTACAAGGTAGGAACGTACTCTACATCACTCTTGAAATGGCGGAAGAGCGAATTGCAGAAAGAATTGACGCAAACCTTCTCAATGTCCCGATTCAGCAACTGGTTGATTTACCACGCCAAATGTTTGAAACGAAAGTAAATAGTATTGCAAAGAAGACTCAAGGTTCTTTAGTCATTAAAGAATACCCAACTGCTTCTGCTCATGCTGGTCATTTCAAGGCACTTCTCAATGAACTTGCTCTCAAGAAATCATTTAGACCTGATATTATTTTCGTTGATTACCTTAATATTTGTGCTTCCTCTAGGCATAAGGCAAACAGCTCTATCAATTCTTATTCATATATCAAGTCAATTGCAGAGGAACTTCGCGGTTTGGCAGTGGAATTCAATGTTCCCATTGTCTCTGCTACCCAGACTACCCGCAGTGGTTATGGCAACTCTGATGTTGAACTTACTGATACTAGTGAGTCCTTTGGTCTCCCTGCTACTGCTGATCTTATGTTTGCCCTTATTAGTACTGAAGAGTTGGAGGGGTTGGGACAGATTATGGTGAAGCAATTAAAGAACCGATATAATGATCCAACAATCTACAAACGTTTTGTTGTTGGTATTGACCGTGCCAAAATGAGACTGTATGACTGTGAGCAGTCGGCACAGAATGATATACTTGACAGTGGGCAGGAAGAGGAGTATAATTACGAAGAAAAGAAACCAAAAAAATCATTTGAGGGATTTAAATTTTCATGACACAAAAAGTTGATTTTGACAAATACCAAAACTTTGTAGATGCCGTAACCTCTGATGCATCCAAAGATTTTCTTGCTCTGTCTGATCGTATGGTTCAGTTAGATGAGAAGGGTGCAAATATTGAACGTCTTCTGACTGCTGCCGTTGGTATTAATGCTGAAGGTGGTGAGTTTATGGAGATTGTGAAGAAAATGGTTTTTCAGGGTAAGTCCTGGAATGAAGAAACCCGCACTCATTTGATTAAGGAACTTGGTGATACTATGTGGTATGTTGCCCAAGCTTGTATTGCTTTGGAAGTTTCTTTCGATGAGGTTGTTCAGACCAATATTGATAAACTGATGAAGCGTTATCCTGACGGTTTCTTTGATGTCTATTATAGTGAAAATCGTGAAGAGGGAGACATCTGATGGTTAAATCTGTATCTGTAAAAATGGATGTTCGTGCTGCCGCAGCAGTTCGTCAAGTTCTATTTGAAGCACAAAAAGGATACACTTATGATGAATTGAGTGTTCCTCCTCGTATTACTGATATTCGTAATGTGATTTCTAATCTTGATAGTGAGATTGAAAAACATAATCTTTGATTTTTAACCCTTTCGGGGGTTTTCGGGGAATTAGCTCAGTTGGTAGAGCGCCTGCTTTGCAAGCAGGATGTCAGCGGTTCGAGTCCGCTATTCTCCATTTTAGACACTAAATAAAAATAAAATGAAAACAGATGGCGGAAAAAATATCAGCAAATAGGGGTGACTTATTCGAAGTATTTTTTGCTGCTGCAGTTGCTGCCAGATTTGTAAAAAGAGCAAAAACTAAATCTGCCAAGATTTTACCCACAGTCAGTGGATCTGATGTTGATATTGTATTGACTGAGATGATGAAAGGTGGTTACATTAAAAATGTCAATGATGTTGGTAGTGCTGTAATTGATACTGTTTCTGTCTCAGTATCTGTTCCAAAAAAAGCACAAGATTTTTTATCTAACAGAGTAAATTGGGTTAAAGTTTCTGATTTAAGAAATGGTGCTATAGCATTTGTAAATTCTCATAGTAGACTTAATGCCCAAGCAAGAGGATTATCAATTAACGCTAGACAAGATATTATTAGAGTAACTGCAGCAGGAACTGAAGATCAAAAAGGCACAAAAGCTGATGTTAAGATTGAAGTAAATTCACCAACAAATCCTGATAAAAAATTTAGAAATATTGATTATTCCCTTAAGGTTGAAGGTGGAGAGCAATTTCACCAAGTTTCTGGACAAGGATTTGATAAATTTTTAAATATTTTTGGAGAAATGGGATTAGATGTTTCTCCAATTGCTGACAAGTATCAAAATTTTATTGATGAATTCTTTGATAAAGAAATATTTACTAAAAAATATACCTCTAGAGATGATGCGAAGGCAACTGGGGGTGGCGAATATCTTAAGAAAGCAGCAAGACTTGTTTATACTTATGCTACACAAAAGTTAAATGAAGGATTGGACACTGTAGATAAGACTGGCACCAAAGTAAAATTTGCTGATTATATTATTTACGGTCTTTCTAGAGATATTAATACTGAACTTGTAAAATTTACAGGAAATGGTAAAGTTAAAACCAGATTAGCAAATAGGGAATTTAGAGATATTCTTGCGAATAGTAGATTTAATGCTAGAATTAATGCCTCTGGGGATCCAAAAATTGAAATTTATAAGTCAAATTCAGACGGTTCAAAACTAAGTGGAAATACCAATTTGATTATTCAAATTCGTTATAAGATGGAAGTGGCAAGTTCAACCACTGCTTCGGGAAAATCTTATAGATTTTATCCAAGAAATTATTTGGAAGCTCAACCTGGAATGTTTCTAATATGAAAGAACTCCAATTATTTCTTAATAATGTTCTTGATGTTTTTACCACTAAGAAGTCAAGACCAAAAGATGTTTTCAATGATTTTATCAAGTATTTTTACTTTACACTTGACAAGGAAATCAAAGATAATAAATCAGATTTATTAAAGAATAAATATATTAAGATTAGGAAGAATGGTCTTAACTATATTATTGCAAATGAAAAGTCAATAATGTTGAGCATTCATAATAGAATCAAAAAATAAGAATGAAAAGTTTTTTCCAATTTATTTCAGAAACAACTGCATCTCAGCAAGCTCAACGTCTTGGTCTTGTTGGTGATGGTCATGGTGGTTGGTATGATAAGCAGGGAGAGTTTGTAGCAAAAACGGAACTTGGTAAACTTAAGTTTTTTAATAAGCGTCAAAGAGTAGGAGCAAAAGACCCAAAACAAACTGAAAAGGAAAAGACGATTGCTTCACCAGGATATAATGATCCTGCATTAATGCAACAACAAGCGGCACAACAGCAAGTTCAACAACAACCAGCACCAGAGCAACAACCTGCTGCACAGCAACCAGTTGCACAAGAACCACAGCAACAGGTCGGACCTCCTCCAGTTCCCAAAACAAAAGGAACTCTCACAATTGCCTTTGGTCGTTTCAATCCTCCTACGATTGGGCATCAACAATTGATGGATGTTGCTGCTCAATCTGCACAAGCAGATGGTGGAGATTACTTAATCTATCCTTCTAGAAGTCAGGATAAGAAGAAAAATCCTTTAGATGCAGATACGAAAGTTTCTTATATGAGAAGGATGTTCCCTGCTCATAGTGAGAGAATTGTAAATGACGCAAACAGCAAAACAATTTTTGATGTTCTTAAAAAAGCACACAATGATGGATATGCGAATGTCAGAATTGTTGGTGGATCTGATAGAGTTAAAGAGTTTGAAAAACTATCAGGTAATTATAATGGGCAACTTTATCAATTTGATAATATTGAAGTAGTCTCTGCTGGAGATAGAGACCCCGATGCAAAAGGTGTTGAAGGAATGTCTGCTTCAAGAATGAGGCTTGCTGCTGCAGAAGGAGATTTCCGTAAGTTTAGAGAAGGTCTTCCTCCTGATATGAAGCGTAAGGATGCATTAGAACTTTTTGATACGGTTCGTGCTTCCATGAACATTAAAGAAGGATGGGATATTTGGGAGATTGCTCCTAAGTTTGATTTTAGAACTTTAAGAGAAAATTATTTAACCGAATCTATTTTTAGAATTGGGGAAATTGTTGAGAATTTAAATACTGGGTTGGTCGGTCGTATTATTCGTAGAGGAACAAATTATCTGATTTGTGTTACAGAATCTGGTATAATGTTCAAATCTTGGATTAAAGATTTATCTGAATATACTGAAGTTAAAGTTGATGGAATAATGAGAGATAAAATGCATCCAAATACTTTAGTTGGAACTCTTGGTGCATTTAAAAATTATGCAAATAAAACTCCTGGAGCAATTGGAACTGGAAAAGAGAATTTGCAAGCAGGAGGAAAACCATATGATATTCGTTATTTCATAAATAAATATAGAAAAAAGTAAAGTAAAGAATTTCCATGGCTCAAATTACAGGTGGAACTCATCGTGGTCACGCCGCTGGTGATACTGATATAGAAAAGGCAGCATCGCAGCTTGTTTCCGATATTAAATATAAGGCTAGAAAAAAGTTGAGTGGTGCGACTCATATGAATCCTGCTCAGGTTGCTCGTGAATATCAAACACTATTGGATGCATCTTCTGCCACTGGAGCAGTTAAAGCGATTGCAAAGAAAAAGTTGATGGGAGCTTCAGCACCTATTAGAAAGGAAGAATTTACTAATGGTGCTGAATTGGCAACGGAAAGTGTTGTTAATGCACTGTATAAAGTTTTTGTAGAGAAAAAAGAAGTTAGTATAGAAGAGCAAACTGAATATCTAAAAGAATTATATTCTAAAGTTAATAAAAAAGGCGAAAGACTTTATCATATTATTGTAACGGATAAGAAGACTGGCAATACATATACTCGTGATGCGACTCGTGAAAAGATTTCCGAACTTCGTGCAAATCCAAATATTGCTTCAGTTGAAATGAGTGAGCGTCAGTTAGATTCTGAAAAAGAAAAAAATAAAGGAGAAAATACTGCTAAAGTAAAGGCAGGTAAAGGTTTAGATCCAGTTGGTCAGGAAGATGCTGATGTGAATAATGATGGTAAAGTAGATAAAACTGACAAGTATCTTAAGCATCGTAGAGATGTTCGTGGTGCTGCGATTTCAAAAGAAGAAGTTGAATATATTGAAGAAAGAGATGAAGGAAAGCCTGGTCTAATGTTTAAGAAGATTGCGGCAACGGCAGCAAAGAGATATGGTTCACAAGAAGCAGGTAATAGAGTTGCTGGAGCAATTCGTAAAAAAGTTCTTGCTAAAGAAGAAACCGAAGTAAAAGAAAAACCAGCAACTAGCGAAGAGAAAGCAAAAATTAAAAAGATGCAAACTCTTCATAGATTGATGAAAGCTGCCAAAGCAAAATCTTACTCTTCTGATATTGCTAAGGAAGAATTTATTGCTGATGCAGTAGGTAAAGACCAAAATGATAGGCAGATTAAACCTATGCCTAAGGGGGCAAGTAATAAAGTTGTAATTGCTCCTGCCCCTAAAAATTTGATGGCTCATAATGAACTAGAAGGTGAGCAACTTGATGAGAAGATTACTGCTAAAACTGATATGGGCGCAGCAATCAGAGATTTTAAACAATCAACATCAAAGCAACTTGCAGGAAGAACGCAAGAGCAAAGAAGACAGGCTGCGATTGCTGCTGTTCTCACTGCTCGTAGAGGAGGTAAAAAATTGGGTGAAGAGGTAGATTGTGGTTATGATGATAAAGGTGGTGAAAAAGAAAAGGAAAGAGATACTCGTGGCGATTATGCAAAAACTAACTTAATTAAAAATAAATTGAGAGCAATGGGTGCTAAGAATCCTATTGTGATGGTTGCTGGATATGAACCAGAAGGTGAGCAGATTGATGAAAGTGAGCGTAGAGAAAGAGACCAAGAAACTTATGGTCTAGGGGGTCGTCCAGGAGATGACCGCCCTTCGAGACCACTTAATGCTCCTACTGGACCTAAGAAAAAACCAAAACCAAAAGTAAAAGATGTTAATAAGACTGCGATTGCTATGGTAATGGCTAAGTATGGTGGTAAAAAGAACTTCATGTAATAAATAAGACAGGATACTCTTCACAAGAGGTTATTATGTCAGCTGTAATCGCATGGGCAATCGCTAATCAAGCACTTATCGCAACTGTTCTTTTTGCAGTTTCAGAAGCACTTGGAGCAAACCCAAAGGTAAAATCAAACGGTATTCTTTCACTCATTCTTCTTCAAGTTCAAGGGCAACTGAAAGCAAAAGGTGCTAAGGATTTAACTCCCTGAGTTTTTAACTCTAAATCGTAAAGGAGACCAAAAGTAAAGGTCTCCTTTTTTTATAAATATTACTAGAAAAAGAATTATAGGTAAGAAACATGGCTCTTTGGGGCATTTCAACAAACGCCGAGACTGCTGCTAATAATTATGCTATTCCCAAGTATTTGGGTAAGTATTCTTCTGCCACTGGTCTTTTTGAAGCAACTGATAGAAATAGAAGTCCTTATAACTGTTTTGCCGATAATCGTGGATGGATTCAAAGACATTATAAGAGTACACATCATTCTGGAATTTCTACTCGCTATTGGGATTCCGTTTTAGTTCCTGTTATTGGATTGAATACATCAGGTGCTGGAACAAGTACGACTGGTTTAGGTCAAGCAACCCCAATTGCGGTTTTCTTTGAAGATCCAAACTTTGCCTCACCAATCAGTATAGGTGCTGGCGGAACTACTGGAATCGGTACAGGAACTACTGGATATGTTCATGTTGTTTGGAATGAAGCAGTTTATTGTAGTGCTGGTGCAACAGTTCTGATTACTCCTTCTACTGGTGCAAATATTGTTGCTACTGCTGCTTCTACTGGAGTTCCAGTTCAACTTAATGTTCCTGGTTTAGGGCAAACTGCAATTACTTTTAACGGGCAAGTAACCAATAGAATTGCTTTTGCTTTCACTGTACCTTCAACTGGTATTGGAACTGTTTTGAGAATTGCTACAGCAAACGGAGTAGTCGGAACAATTACTGATTTCTCTGGTGGTGCCGATGTAGATAAAGTTATTAATGGATTAGTTAAAAATATCGCTGGCGCTGGAACAACTTCTGGGGTTGGTATTGGAACGACTACTTTGACAATTAAAGCATGATATGAGATTTGATGAATTGAATGAAAATAATTATTTGTTATTTGCTATAAAATTTTACGATAATCCTCAAGCAGTAACAATGGAGGATTTTGAATCCGATTTGAAACGAATTCGTTATGTAAAAAGATTATTAAAAAGATATAAAAATACAGGTGAATTGAAGACTCATTTGATTCTCAATCACCTGACAATTCTTTTTAATGTCTTTAATGATGCTGCTGTTCCCTTATTGTTTTATAATTTAGAAAGTGAACTTTGGCCATCTATTAAAAGTTTTCTTCTTTTTCTGAATAGATTGCCAGAATATCCGAGAACACAAATTCATGATATAGAGCAAGATTATGAATGTTTATCTCAATTGCAAGCAATCTGATGGAAAGAAAAATAAATAAAATTATTGATATAGTTCACCAATTACGTGAAGATGGTATGGGTGCTGGTGCAGTTTCTGGTGCTCCTACAAATAATGCATCTAGTGGAAATATAGCAGGATTGCCACCTGATCAACCCCCAGTTGATTTGAGAAAAGGAAGAAGAAGAAATTGGAATCCCTTCTTTAAGAATCTTGCAAAAATGCAAAGAAGAAAACCACTGCAATAATTAGAACAATGTTTCCAACATCATCTACTGAAACAAAAATAGCACTCCTTGAAGAGCGCATTAATGTTTATGAGCAGATGATGGAACGTATTGATACTGCAATTCAAAAGATTGGTGAAACAAGTCAAAATATTAGTCAAATGCTTGCAGTTCACAATGAAAAAATTGAGCAGTGTAATCGAACTGATAATTTAATTGTATCAATGATTGAAGATATTAAAAAATCTTCAAGAGAACAGCATGATGAAATTAGTAGAAAACTTGGAGAAAGAATAGATAATTTAGAAGAAAAGGTAGAAGCAATATCTCAGTTCAAATGGAAGGCGGTTGGAGCAATTGCGATAGTTGTATTTTTAATCGGAGTCATTCCAACAGCAACTTCCCTCTTGACACGCCCATCATCTCAGGTTACAATAGAGCAAGGAAAGTAATCTTTTATAATGGATTTGATTGATTCCAAGTACATTGGACTCGTATCTTCGCGTCTTCAAAAATTTAAAAGGGTTAAAGCGGATCTCTACAACTTCCGTTGCCCTATCTGTGGGGACTCCCAGAAGAACAAGAACAAAACAAGAGGATATATCTATCCCGTAAAAAATAATACAAACTTTAAGTGTCACAATTGTGGTGCTAGTTTATCCTTTAATAACTTTCTCAAAGAGTTAGATCCTGTTCTTCATAAGCAATATACACTTGAGAAGTTCAAAGAAGGTCATACGGGTAGAAACTTTGTGGTTGAGGAACCTACTTTTCAGTTTGTAACACCATCTTTTAAAAAAAGATTAGACTTACCAAAGGCATCTGAGAACCCTATTTCTAAACAATATCTTGAAAAGAGACTTATAAATCCTGATAAGTTTTACTTTGCTGACAAATTCCAAGAATGGACTAATACTCAAAAACCCACATTTAGTAGAATTGTAAGAGATGAAAGTCGTATAGTCATACCACTATACACTAGCGAAGGTGAAATCTTTGGATTCCAAGGAAGAGCATTAGGTCCTAGCAATGTTAAATATATTACAGTGATTTTAGATGAAAGTATCCCCAAAGTCTATGGATTAGAAGGAGTAAACAAAAATGAAACAATCTACGTCACAGAAGGTCCATTTGATTCAACGTTTGTCAAAAATGCCATCGCAATGTGCGGATCGGATATTTTACTCGATAGTCTTGATTTGGGCAACGATATTGTGTACGTTCTTGATAATGAACCTAGGAACAAAGAAATCTGTAACAGGATCTCAAAACTCATCGATAGAGGTGAGAAAGTAGTAATTTGGCCAAGGTCAATTACTGAAAAGGATATTAATGATATGGTGCTCTCTGGACTTTCTGTTATGGATGTGTTAAAATCAAATACATATAAAGCACTAGAAGCAAAAATTAAATTCAATGAATGGAAGAAGGTATGAGTAACGGAACAAACGTAATTAAAAGGAATGGGTCAATTGAAAGCCTCAATCTGAATAAACTTCATTTGATGGTTGAAGAGGCATGTAAAGACCTTGCTGGAGTCTCTGCATCACAAGTTGAGATGCAGTCTGGTATTCAATTTTATGATGGAATTACAACAGCAGAAGTTCAAGAGATTCTGATTCGTTCTGCATCAGACCTAATTGATCTTGAGCACCCTAATTATCAATTTGTTGCTGCTCGTTTGCTTCTATTTGCGCTTCGTAAGCAATTGTTTGGTCGTATGCATGAGTGCCCCACGGTGCTTCAACATACTCAAAAATGTGTAGAATTGGGTGTTTATGATGCAGAGATTCTATCTCTGTATAACGTTGAGGAGTTTGAAAAACTTCAATCATTTATTGATCATGGTCGTGACTATCTGTTTACCTATGCTGGTCTTCGTCAGGTAGTTGATAAATATCTTGTGCAGGATAGGAGCACTGGGGCACTTTACGAAACGCCACAATTTATGTACCTATTGATTGCGGCGACAATTTTTTCAAAGTATCCCAAAGAAACACGTCTAGACTACGTGAGGAAGTACTATGACGCAATCAGCAAGCACAAAATCAACATTCCGACTCCCATCATGGCAGGAGTTAGGACACCACTGCGACAATACGCTAGTTGTGTTCTTGTTGATGTTGATGACACCCTCGATAGTATCGGTAGTAGCGACCTGGCTATTATGCGCTATGTTGCTCAAAGGGCGGGAATCGGTATCAACGCAGGCAGAATCCGTGGTATCAACAGCAAAATCCGAGGCGGAGAAGTTGCTCATACTGGGGTTATCCCATTCCTCAAGAAGTTTGAAGCAACTGTCCGATGCTGTACACAAAATGGCATCAGAGGTGGAAGCGCAACTGTACACTTCCCAATCTGGCACCAAGAAATAAGTGATATTTTAGTATTAAAAAATAACAAAGGAACCGAAGATAATCGTGTTCGTAAGTTAGACTACAGTATCCAAATCAGCAAAATCTTCTATGAACGATTCATCCAAAATGGAGAAATTACACTCTTCTCTCCACACGACGTTCCTGGTCTGTATGATGCTTTTGGCACTGATAGATTTGACGACCTTTATGTGGGTTATGAACGAGATGCATCTGTTCCAAGAAAAACTATTGGCGCTCAAGAACTCTTTCTGGACCTCCTAAAAGAACGTGCTGAGACTGGTCGTATTTACATTATGAATATTGACCATTGCAATTCTCACTCATCCTTTTTGGATAAGGTTGAGATGAGCAATCTGTGTCAGGAGATTACACTTCCTACCAAACCAATTCAACATATCGATGACCCTGATGGTGAAATTGCTCTTTGTATCCTTTCTGCTATTAATATTGGTAAAATTAAGACCAATGAGGATCTTGAAGTTCTTTGTGATCTTGCTGTTCGCAGTTTGGATGAACTCATTGATTTTCAAGGATATCCCGTTAGAGCAGCAGAAATCGCCACCAGAGCACGTCGCTCACTTGGAGTAGGTTATATTGGTCTTGCTCATTATCTTGCCAAGCACGGGGAGCACTACGATGATCCTGGTGCTTGGAAATTAGTTCATGACCTGACCGAAGCATTCCAATATTATCTGATTCAGGCAACTGTCAATCTTGCTAAGGAAAAGGGTGCTTGTGAATATTCGCAACGAACTAAGTACGGGCAAGGTATTCTTCCTATAGATACTTACAAGAAAGATGTCGATGAAATCGTTTCAAATAATTTGAAGTATGATTGGGAGAGTCTTAGACAGCAAGTGCTCCAGTATGGTGTACGGAACTCAACATTGTCCGCACAGATGCCATCGGAGAGCAGTTCCGTTGTGTCAAATGCAACCAACGGAATCGAACCACCTCGCGGATACTTGTCCGTTAAGAAGTCGAAGAAAGGTCCACTCAAGCAGATTGTTCCTCAGTATCAAACTCTTAAGAACAATTATACGCTTCTTTGGGATATGCCTAGCAATACTGGGTATATTAATATTGTTGCAGTTATGCAGAAATTCTTTGATCAAGCGATTTCTGGAAACTGGTCCTATAATCCAGAAAATTATCCCAATAATGAAGTTCCTGTTAGTGTAATGGCACAGGACCTGTTGACTACATATAAGTACGGTTGGAAAACCAGTTACTACCAAAATACTTACGATATTAAAACAGATGAAGTGGAGGAATCCAAACCATCTGTTGATGATTTAATTAACGATATTCTAAATTCGGAGGAGGAAGATTGTGAGTCTTGTAAGATTTAAAACAGGTTTAGAGGATGCAAAAGTGATTAATCAAATGACCGTTTTCAACTCTCAAGAAGTTGATACTAAAAAACAACCAATGTTTTTTGGACAACCATTAGGAATTCAGAGATATGATTCTTACAAATATCCCATCTTCGAAAAACTTACAACTCAACAATTAGGATACTTTTGGAGACCCGAGGAGGTCTCCTTACAAAAAGACCGTGGAGATTATCAATCTCTTCGTCCAGAACAAAAACATATCTTTACTTCTAATCTAAAATATCAAGTTATGCTTGATAGTGTTCAAGGTCGTGGACCTGGTATGGCATTTGCTCCATACTGCTCACTTCCCGAACTGGAAGCGTGTATGAAGGTCTGGGAGTTTATGGAAATGATCCACTCCCGTTCATACACATATATCATCAAGAATGTTTATTCAGACCCTTCGGATGTGTTTGATACGATTCTTAAAGATGATCGTATTCTTGAACGCGCTGTGAGTGTAACTGAAGCATATAATGACTTTATCAATAGTGCTCAACATTATGGAACTTCTGAACTTTGGAAACATGCCCAAGAACAAGTTCCTTACGCACAAGCAGAAAGATATGAACTCAAACGCAAACTTTTCAGAGCAGTTGCAAACGTTAATATTCTTGAAGGTATTCGCTTTTACGTCAGTTTCGCTTGCAGTTTTGCATTTGGCGAACTCAAACTTATGGAAGGAAGTGCAAAAATCATTGGACTGATTGCTCGTGATGAGAATCAGCATCTGGTCATCACTCAGAACATTCTGAATAAGTGGAAAGAAGGTGATGACCCCGATATGAAGAAAATCTCACAGGAAGAGGAGCAGTGGGTCTACAAGACCTTTGAGAATGCTGTGAATCAAGAAAAACTTTGGGCAGAGTATCTGTTCAAGGATGGTTCTATGATTGGTCTGAATGATAAACTTCTTCAGCAATATGTTGAGTGGATTGCTAATCGTCGTATGAAAGCGATTGGTCTTCGTCCTCTTTATGATATTCCAGCAAAGAACAATCCACTTCCTTGGACTGAGCATTGGATTTCCTCTAAGGGACTTCAAGTGGCACCTCAAGAAACGGAGCAAGAAACGTATATTATTGGTGGATTAAAGCAAGATATGACATCAAATCATTTTTCTAATTTTAAATTGTAAATTATTATGAGACTGAAGTTGAATAGTGAGATTCCAACTTTGATAAAGAGGGTCTTCGGATCCTCTTTTTTTATAAATAAAAGAAAGTAAAACGTATTAGCAAGATGACTCTTTCTTCAAATAACCTGAATGAAATTGCAAATTTATATGAAAGTATTGTTGCTTCTGAGCAAGAGCAATTAAATGAAGGCGCCGCTGATGCTGGTGTTGCTGCTAGAAATATGATTGGAGGTGCTGTTAAACGGGGACTTAATGCTACGGCTGATATTGCAGGAGCCCAATATCAAGGATATGCAGGACAAAAAACAACATCCAAGGATCCTATTGCAAGAGCATCTAATGCTGTTTCAAGGGCAATATCTTCTCCAGTTAGAGATGCTGGAAATTTTGTAAAGGGATTAGTAACAGGGCAAGGAGATAAGGCAGCAAAACCTGCAGCACCTGCCAAATATAAGTCATCTTCTGATGGTAAGATGTATGCAAATTATAATGATGCACTTGCAGCACATAATTCTCGTTTGAAATCTGGCACCGGTTCCTCTGGTGCTCGTCCTCCCGCTGGTGGTGCTCGTCCTCCCGCTGGTGGTGCTCGTCCTCCCGCTGGTGGTGCTCGTCCTCCCGCTGGTGGTGCTGGTACTACTGGAGGTCCTAAAGTTCTTCCAACCAAACCAGCAGCATCTGCAAAACCAGCAGGTTCTCCGATGCAACAATGGGCAGCAGCACATTCAGATCTTGCTGCTAAAGTAAAACCAGGACAATCTGGTTATGGTGATATTCAAAAACAAAGAAATGCAGCGTCTCTAAGTGCTCCAGCAGCGCCTGCAACTTCTACATTAGGTCGTACAGTAGCAGCAGCATCAAGACCACAAACAGCATTTACTCCTCGTCCTGCAACCACTGCTCAAGCAACTGCTGCTGCTCCTAGCACCTCTCCTGCTGCTTCTGGAAGCGTTGCTACTCAAACTAATAAACTTGCTGCTATGAAGCAACAACCTCAAGTAAAACCAGCAGGTGCAGGTGGCGCTCCAAGAGATAAGCCCCTTTGGGAAGGAGTTGATGCCTATGACCTCGTTCTTGAGTATCTCTTCGACAACGGGCACGTAGACACCTTAGAAGAAGCGCATTATGTCATGATGGAGTTAGATGCTGAAATCATTCAAGATATTGTTGAAGCTCACAAACCTCTTCCAACTCAAAAAATGCAGAATAGAAGATATTATGTTCATATGAAGACTGGAGAAGCTGCTGGTAGTTCCAATAATGAGAAAATTAGAGATGTGCTGGATAAGTATAAGAAAGATCCAGAAGGTGAAGCAGCAAAAGCAAAGGCAAAATCAAAATATAAAGGTTGATAAAAACTTAAATAATACTCAAAGGGGGTTGACAAACCCCCTTTTTTATTGCTAGACTAGGTTTGTCCCGGTTAAAGATAAATAATAGCTCATAAGATTACTTTATATGAGCTATGAAAACCCTTGGATATACGATGGAGAAGTATTTGAGTTTTCTCATATTCAAGATTGGTTTGGTTTTGTTTATCATATTCACTGCACTACAACTGGGCGTAGTTACATTGGTAGAAAATATTTCTGGTCATTCCGCACACCAAAGGGAAAATCTAGAAAAGTTAAATCAGAGTCTGATTGGAAGCAATACTACGGATCTTGTCCAGAACTCAAAGAAGATGTAAAAAAATACGGTAAAGAATGTTTCCAAAGAAAAATATTATCTTTGCATAAGACCAAGGGCAAATGCAATTTTGAAGAGACAAGACAACTTTTCCTAAATAATGTGCTGACCGAAGCACTTGACTCTGGAGTTCCTGCATACTATAATAGTAACATACTCTCCAGATACTTTAGGAAGGATTATTTTGATGGTTACCCTGGAACAGACCCTTCGGACATCACATGATTGGGCAGTTGATCGTATTCATTCTCTCTGTGATCAAAAGGACTATGAAGATGCTCAGGCAATTCAATCAGAGTTTAGTGAATGGTTGAATCCAGATATTCCTGATCATGATATTTTTTCATTAGAGTTTATAGGAGAAGAAAATGACTTTAGATCTTCATAACTTTTTTAAGTATTATGATGAAAAGAATCCAAATCATGTGGCAGCAGTTCAATGGTTAGAGGATAACCTTCCTGCTGAATACATGGATGATTCAGAAACTGATTGGGTACAAATTTTCAGGACTAAACCACCAACACCTGCGGTTCTTGCAGTCCCTTATTTCAATCAGGTAGATAATTATAGAGATGCTCATAGAACTTGTAACAGTTCTAGTTGCGCCATGTGTCTTGAGTTTTTAAAACCAGGCACTTTAAAAGGAGCCAAAGGCGATGATGCCTATGTTCAAAAAGTATTTGCAATTGGAGACTCAACAGATCACGCAGTTCAAACCCGTGTTCTTGAAAGCTATGGTGTTAAGTCACACTTTAGCTACAATCTTTCTTTTTCTGATATTGATAAGAGTTTATCTGCTGGCAAACCTGTCGTTATTGGTATTTTACATCGCGGTTCTTTATCTGCACCTACTGGTGGGCACATGGTTGTAGTCATTGGAACTACTCCAGATGGTAAAGGTTATTATATTAATGACCCCTATGGATCATTGAATGATAATTATACTGGTCCAGTAGAAAATGGTAAAAAGACCATTTACACCAAAGCAGTTCTTAAGTATCGTTGGTGCCCAGGCGGCAACGATGGCTGGGGTCGTATCTTTCACTGATAGGAGATAGTACAATGGCAAAAGTAGATTTACACAATTTCTTCAAGTATTATGATGAAAAAAACCCCAACCATGTAAAGGGTGTTCAGTGGATGGAAGACCATCTTCCAGTTAAATTTCTAGAAGATAATGCAGAGTGGGCAGAGATTTATAGAGGAAAAAAGAATAGTGCTGTAGCAGCTGCTCCAGCCGCTGCAGCATCTGGTGGTGATGATCTTCCAGCATCTGGTATCAAACTTATTAAAGAGTTTGAAGGATGTAGGTTGAATGCCTATCCAGACCCCCTTTCTGGCAATCTTCCAATCACAATTGGTTGGGGAAGCACCAGAGATAAAAATGGTGGTCCATTCAGAATGGGTCAAACCATCACTCAGGCAGAAGCAGATTCATTATTGGTTGATGAGTGCCGCAAGCACTTTCTTCCAGCACTTCGTAAGATTCCACACTGGAATGAAATGTCTGATGGCAAAAGAGGTGCATTACTTTCCTTTGCTTATAATCTTGGTGCTGGTTTTTATGGTGGTGATAACTTCAATACCATTACACGCACACTGAAGAATAAAGAATGGGACAAAGTTCCCGATGCGCTTTACTTATACAGAAATCCTGGTTCAAATGTAGAAGCAGGACTTGCTCGTAGAAGAAAAGCAGAAGGTGAATCTTGGAAACACTAACCCACGATTAACCCTTAGGACAAATGACCGACAACAACAAAAGAGAAAAATGTATGAGCACTATCATTAGAGTTACTGTTTTGAGTTGGAGTGCTGCATTACTTACCGCTAGTTATGCTGGTCTTCTTGCTAAAATGGATCCTACATTTATTGCAACAGTATTCACTGCTGCAGCTGCAACTTTTGGAGTTGATACTCTGAAGAAGGGTGATAAAGATGATGAAGAAAAACCTGCGGCAAGAACCCCAGAACCAGAGTTCGTGATTGAACCAGAACCTATTGTAGAACCAGTTGCAGCAACTGAACCTTGCCCAACTTGTGGTGATAATCCAGACTACACAACAAGAGCATAAAACAATGGCAAAATCAGCAAACAAAGGTAAGAAAGGTTCTGCTGGAGGTAAAACTTCAAAGCAGAATCAAGGTAATGCGACTGCAAAGAAAGCAAAGAATGGTGGTAAGAAAAAATGAGGTATTATGCCAAGAGAGTGGAATACTCCAAAACGTGAATGTTGGAATGCTCCCATTCATCAAATACTTAAAGCGATAGATAATCACACCCGTCTTCATTTGGAGACGGGTGATTTTTGGCATGAACAGCAAGCAAATATATTGAGACAATATCTAAGAGATTTAAAAAGTTTTATTCATAAACAAGAAGGTGGTTGGAATGAATGAATTTCCTTGGGGAGTAATGTTAATACTTGGATCAGGTTTAGTATTCACTGCTTGGTGTATTTACTATATACTTCGGTTAGCATATTTGGAAACAAAAGATGAAACAAATAGCACTGATTCTATCAACACTAAGTCTCACTATTAGTGGTGCTCTTTGTGTAGGTGCCTATCTTACCTACAAGAAAGCAGAAGCAATTTTGAATAACCCAGAAGATTTTGTGGGTGCTGTTGTAGAGAAGCAAGTCAGTAAAGCATTTGAGAAACTACCGATTCCCAAGATAAATACTGAGAAGTTTAAATTACCATTCTAATGGCGGATAGAGACCCATACATTTATAGAATCAAAGAGATTCATAAGGTTGTAGATGGAGATACAATAGATGCGTCAATTGATTTAGGGTTTGATATAAGTTTAGAAAAAAGAATTCGCCTTGCTGGTGTCGATACCCCAGAGAGCAGAACATCTGACGCGAATGAAAAGAAGTATGGTCTTGAATCTAAAGAATGGTTAAAATATCGCTGCGAGAACGCTAAAAACATTCTAATAAAGACAGAACTTCCAGACTCCACAGAGAAGTATGGTCGTATTATTGGGCATCTCTTTATTAATAATGAACCAACTTCTCTAAATGAACAAATGATTGTTTCCGGTTATGCCTGGACTTATGATGGTGGAACAAAGAAAAAGAACTTTGCAGAGTTAGATGCCAAACGTACCAGAAGTTCCTAATATAAAATCAAATAATGTAGAAACTCCAAGAGTGGATGTTCCAATCATTCGTTCATTGGAACCTCCACCTATTCTGTTACCAATTAATAGAACACTTCCGAAACCTATTGTAGATGTTCCTTTGGACGGCATTCCAAATTATGAACCTATAGATGCTCCTACTGCGGAAGAGTTTAGGAGAATGGTGACTCCGCAACAGGAAAAAAAGAAAGAAGAAGAGATACAAGAAAAACCCAGAGCACTTCCAGATACAAAACCATTTATACCTCCAATACCAACAGTTACGCAACAAGAAACTCAAACGATTGCCCCACCACAAAGTAATCTAGGTGTCCCAGAAATCAAAGTTCCATTTGTCGGAGCAGTTCCAGTTCCTCCTAAAGAACAAGTTATTCTTGCTGGCACCACTGCTACTGCTAGTGTTGCTGCGGCTCTTGTTGGGAAATCTCTGGTGGAATGGATGGTAGGTAAAATGAAACCTATTATTCAGCAGTTGTTTGTGCGGGCAAAGCAACTGTTGAACCGAGATCTGACGCCTTACGAGACTCAATTACTCTTTGCTGCCGAACTGGATAAGAAGACTTTAAAACTTTTGAAGAAGGAACAGAAGGCTGAGAAACTACGCCAGAAGAAGGCATTTGTTGAATCACTACGACATCCGCACATATCTTTGCGTAGGGAGAAGAAGGAATAAAAAAGATACCTGCTTTCTTTGCTTCCCCGCATTTTAATAATCTTACAAGTTCAAAGTCTAATCTTGATTTATCAGTTTCTGCTTTTTGTCTAGCAGTCCAAGTATCTGCTGCTGATTTACATCTTTCCTGCAATCCACCATCTAATGGAAATGATAAGGTGGCAGATAATCCAAAGTTGTTTGAGAATGTATCTTTCTGACCCGTCCTTTCTAAACCATTGATTCCTGTGGTTGGATCATTATCAACATCAGCATATGCCTCAAAAGGTCTTGAACCACCTTGAGATGTAGTCATAAAAGGAGTAAGATTGAAAGTTGGTCCTTGACAACTAACCCCACCACCATATGAGTTTGTTACATATGGACCCTGTAAGACCTGCACCGCTTGATTAGTTACACTTCCTGTTGATGTTGCCTGTGGATTTGCAACAGCAGTTACAGGAGTATCTCCTTCTGCATATACAGGAAGAGCAAAGACACCTAATGCAAGGATAATTTGCAAATATTTCATTTTACTGAGTAAATACTGACAATGAATCTGTAACAGATTGAATTGTTGTAGTTCTTTCTACTGTTGTGTCTTTAATTAATCCGGGAGCAGAATAAGTTTCTGAAAACTGAAATGCTTCTCCTTGATTAATAATTGTATATTGAGTTCCAAGAGTTGGAGTTCCTGGAACATTTACATTTGTGCCTGTAACTGTATAACTAAATCCAGTCTGAAAATCTTGTTGCCTAATGACTTCATTTACGGTGGTGGTTGATTCTGTGCGAGAAGTTACAGTGCCACTAGTAAAGTTAGGTGTTACTGGAGCTGCTAGGGCAGGAAAAGAAAACCCTAGCAGGAATAACCCTGCTAGGATGTTTCTCATTTGAATACACTCAGTTCTACACTACGTTGACCGATTGCAGTGGTTCCAGAACCACCAGCAGTAACTGTAAGAGCACCTGTAGAGGTATCAATTGTGCCCGCAAGAGTTCCTTTTTCACCTGCTGCTTGTGTGGTATTCTTACCATACAGAGTTGGCGATGTAATTGCACCATTGGTAACTGTCTGTGATGTGACAGTGCTGTCTCCAACAGTTAATGATTCTGAGAATGAGAATGCTTGACCATCATTGTTGATCGTATAAGTTCCAGCACTCATTGTAGCTGCTGCACTGGATGTTCCACCAGTCAGACCACCTAAGTTTGAAACTCCAATATTAGTTCCCGAAACTGCATAGGAACTACCGATTCTTTCTGTTTGTACCGCTGCACCCTGTACTGTTAATTGAACGGAATCAGTGATTGTTGATGTAATTTCACCAGCAAAAGTAGGAGTAGTTAAGAATAACGAAAAGATAAGAGCTAATCTTTTCATTGTTCTATAGTTATAGATTTGTAAGTATTTATCAAATAATGTGGTATAATATACGAAATTAAAATTTATTTTTATGACAGAACAACAAGAACATCTTGCAAATCTTTTGCAACAACGTCAAACTCTTTCTCAAGAACTTGAATCTCTTCAAGGACAAGCAACGGCAAAAAGAGAACTTCTCCTTAAGGTGCAAGGAGTTATTGAATACCTGACACAAATTGGTGTAGTGCTTCCCGAACCTGAACCAGTAGAAGAAGTGTCTGCGGATGCTTGACAAATCCTAAATATTAACTTATTATGAAAAATCCCTCTCACAAGGGATTACATCATGAGAATTTGATGTGACATTAGAGCCCAGGAAAGTGCCCTCCGAGAGGAGTGGTGTACCCCCTTTCTATTGGGATGTAGAGTTCAATTAACCTTAATGCAAAACTTCTTTACAGTAGCCCTACCTCTTTTGGTATCGGTTACAACCAGTTCGGCAACACTGCCTAAAGTGTTTCCTCCTCCCCCAGTGAACGGTATTCAACCATTCTCTATTATTCAAGAGGAGCCTACATCAAAGACAGCGACCAAAGAGGTTGCTCCCGAAAAGTCAAAAGAAAAAAGGCTAATTTGTAAAGGGTGTAATGAAAATGAAAATGTTGCCCTGAATTATTTTCAGGACATTGGAATTAAAGACAGAAACGCCCTTGCTACTATTCTGGGCAATATTAAGCAAGAATCAACATTCGTGCCTAATATTTGTGAAGGTGGTAGTAAAAGGTCCTATCACTCCTGCTGGGGTGGTTATGGACTGATTCAATGGACATCTGCTAATCGTTATTATGGATTGGGTGATTTTGCTAAAAAGTATGGTGGTTCTCCATCTTCTATGGGAACCCAACTTCGTTATTTAACAAACGAAATCCAGTGGCAAAAAATTGAGGAGAAGATGAAAACTCCTGGTAAATCAATTAATCGCTACATGGATTATGCGTATGATTGGATTGGTTGGGGGCATCATGGCGCCCGTACAGAATATGCGTATGATTATGCTTCTCGACTGATTCAAGTAGAAGTCTGATATATAAGGGGAGTGTTATGCTCCCCTTTCCTATGTTTAACTTTGGTAATAAAAAACCAGACATAAAGCAATATGCAATCATAGGAATTGTATTGAGTTCTATTATTGCAACACTTTCACAATGTACTGGAATATCTCAAAATAATATTTGGGATTTACTTGACGAAGTTCAAAGAAGATATTTTCCAGGTACAATACTTAATGAGTTTGTGATTAAAGACCCAGAGAAACTTGACCGAAGAATACATCGTGATGTTGATAGAGCAATTGATGATTACTGGACACAATCTGGATTATCAAAAGCAGAAGTATCAAAACCACGATACAGCGAAAAACAACTAGACACTTCTGTTTGTTATACAAAAGATTGTCAATCATTAGGTGGTGAAATGAGATTGTGTTCTCCTTGGGTTATTGACTGTCCTAAAGAAAATGGGTAGGTGTCCGAGTGGTTAATGGAGGCGGACTGTAAATCCGCTGGCTCTGCCTACGGGGGTTCAAATCCCTCCCTGCCCACTTCCTAAACTGGCACAAAGCCCCCAAATACCCCAGTAATTATCCACTATAATTACAAGGTAATCAAAAAGAGGTCCATTCGTCTAGTGGTTAGGACACCAGATTTTCATTCTGGTAACTGGGGTTCAATTCCCCAATGGACTACCAATGCCTCTTAGCCAAGTGGTAAGGCAGCGGGTTTTGGTCCCGCCATTCCTAGGTTCGAATCCTAGAGAGGCAACCAAGGGTCAATAACTCAGTTGGTAGAGTAGCGGGCTTTTAACCTGTAAGTCGTGAGTTCGAGTCTCACTTGACCCATTGGAGGATTGGCAGAGCGGTTAATGCAGCGGTTTGCTAAACCGTGAGGGTAACACCTCCGTTGGTTCGAATCCAACATCCTCCGTGTGGGAGATTAGCTCAGTTGGTTAGAGCAATGTGCTGATAACGCAGAGGTCGCTGGTTCAAATCCAGCATTTCCCACTTGACAATCAAATCCATAACTGGTATGATACTCTCATAAGGCGGCGGGGGTCCAAACTCCGTATAAGTCCTGCCCCTCCCATGCCTCTCATAGAAGCACAAACAGGGAGGTCTCTTGTCTTGGTAGCTCAGATGGATAGAGCCACTCACTTCTAATGAGTTGGTCGGGGGTTCGAGTCCCTCCCAAGACGCTTGGAGATTTATTCTCCATATATAAACTGATAGAGGGTAAGTCTCTGTTATATCCTTATGAGATATAGTACATTTACTCCATCAAATGTAGGAAGTGCAACACCTCTCGCTGGTTTAGACTGGATGATGTGAAAGGTGATTCTATCCGCACATAGAAATCCCTCCTACCATCATTCCCTTATAGCTCAATTGGCAGAGCACGGAGCTGTTAACTCTGGGGTTCCTGGTTCGAGTCCAGGTGGGGGAGTTGGAAGGACTGGAAATGTCTGGGTCTTCCAAATTGAGAAAGGTAAGGAAAGAAAAAAGGAGCATGGGAGTCGGTGACACTTCTGAAACGCACGACGGATACCGCACCTGCCTATCTCTCTTATTCACTGCCCTCTAATGCAGTGAAAATCGCAGAAAGTGTCTTCTGCGGGTGTCGGGCACTCGATACCCATTTGCCCTTGTAGCTCAGTTGGTAGAGCAATGGTTTTGTAAACCATTTGTCGCAAGTTCGAATCTTGTCGGGGGCTTGACATAATACTCATTATGTCTTATACTTCATATGTCCGTGTGAAGTGAAGTGCTGAGAGTGACGCCAAAAGTAAGGCACCCCGATAAGGGATACAGTAGAAGGATGCAAAACCTTCCACTCTCACATTGCGGAAGTAACTCAACGGTAGAGTCCCTGCCTTCCAAGCAGGTTGTTGCGAGTTCGAATCTCGTCTTCCGCTTCTTAACCAAATCTTAGTTGACATAAGACCAAAAGTGCTGTAAGATACTCACATCTTAAGATTTGCTTAAGACTCCATAAATAACGAAGATTTGCCTTGTTGTAAATCTTCACATTATCGTTTAGTACAAAAACAAATTTTATGAAAATCAAACAACTGATGCTTGCACCTGTTGCTCTTGGTATGCTTGCCCCTGTTGCACAAGCAGCAGACCTTAATATGTCTGGGGTAAATCAGTATGCTTCGGCACAACAAGTCACAAGCGTCACACAGTTCTCTGATGTTCAACCTTCGGATTGGGCTTATCAAGCACTCTCCAATCTGGTTGAGCGTTATGGTTGCGTTGCAGGTTATCCCAATGGAACCTTCCGTGGTGGTAAAGCAATGACTCGTTTTGAGGCAGCAGCACTTCTGAATGCTTGCCTTGATCGTGTGACTGAAACCACTGATGAACTTCGCAAACTTCTTGCTGAGTTTGATGCAGAACTGACTGTTATCACTGCCCGTGTAGATGGTATTGAGAGTAAAGTTGGACAACTTCAAGCAACTCAATTCTCTACTACTACCAAACTGAATGGTGAAGCAACCTTCGTTCTTGGTGGTGCTCCTGGTTATAAGACAACTACTGGTGCTACTGCTGGTAATACTGCATTTAACTATGATCTCCGTCTGAACCTGGATACTTCTTTCACTGGCAAAGATTTGCTCCGCACTCGTCTGCGTTCTGGCAACTTCTCCAGTGCTCCTTTCGGTTCTGCTAATTCCATCTTCAAACTGGATAAAGCAGAAGTTTCTACCGCAGGTGCCAGCAATGTCTGGTTGGATCGTCTTTACTACCAATTCCCTGCAGGTAAGAATGTAACTCTGACTGCTGGTGCTCTGGTTCGTAACACTGAGATGGCTTGGATTCCTTCGGCATACAAGTCGAATATTCTTGACTTCTTCCAACTCGGTGGTGCTTCTGGTGTTTATAACAAAGCAACTGGACAAGGTTTCGGTGCTCAATATAAACAACCTGGAACTCAAGGTTTTGTTGCTAACCTGAACTATGTTGCTGTTACTGGTTCGGATAGTTCCACTGGTGTATTTGATTCCTCTGGTGGTCTGAATGCTCTTGCTCAGATTGGATACCGTGCTCCTCAATGGGGTGTGGCAGTAGGATACCGTTATGGCACTGAAGGTTCACGAGTTCGTAACTACAATGCTCTTGGCGGTGGTTCTGGTGCCCTTACAAACGGTCAGGATTCCAACAGCGTAGCATTCAATGCTTACTGGCAACCTAAGACCTCTGGTATCGTTCCTTCCATTAGCTTCGGTTATGGATACAATGGTGTGAGTGGTGCTGGTGCTGTTACTGGTGCTACCAATTCTCAATCTTGGTTCACTGGACTTCAGTGGTCTGATGTGTTTGCTAAGGGTAATGCCGCTGGTGTTGCTGTTGGACAACCTTCAAACTCTGAGAATGCTAAAAAAGCAACTCTGTTTGAGGCATTCTATAAGGTTCAAGTATCTGATAACATCTCAGTTACTCCTGCAATCTTCTATGCTTCTGACAACCAAGGCACTCTGAATGCCTCCTCTGGTTGGGGCGGTGTTGTTCAGACAACCTTCAAGTTTTGATGGAAACTCGCATTTGTTCCAAGTGTAAACAAGAGAAACCCCTTGATTTAAATAACTACCAAATAGTTAAATATTTCAAAACTGGTTTTTCCTATTATTGCAACACTTGCGATAAACCTCCAAAAAAACAATAAATCAGGGGGGGGGAGTTGACAAACTCCCCTTTTTAGTGTATTATAGTTTGGAGTCAAAATTCTTATGTCTCTCATATCACAACAAGATAGAACACTTGCAATTAAAGCATTAGAGCATTATACTTCCTCATTTAAGGATGTTATGACCGAAGCAGAAAGAGCAGAATCAAATGCTCTTCTTAATTGGATTAAACTGGAGCATTATAAAAATGAACATTAAACTTTGGTATTGTGCTTCTATGAAACAGTGGAGATGGACACTTACTGATAGTTCTCGTCCTATTCGTAAACAAGAATCTGGTCAACGTCCATTTCTTCGTGATGCAATGAATGATGTTGCAAATACTGTGGAGTTTATGCTAGAATCCAGTCATCCTGACTGATTTTATTGGGCGATTGGCGCAGCGGTAGCGCAGCTGCTTTACACGCAGACGGTCATTGGTTCGAATCCGATATTGCCCACTTTATAAATACCTAAAAAGTATTGGTGTAATGGAAAAATTATACAAACTCATTAGTGATGTGCAGGCAAATCTGTTTGTTCTTTTTCATAAGACTTGGGTTTTTCATTGGAATGTAGTTGGACCTGATTTTCAACAACTTCATACTCTATTCGGTGGGCAGTATGAAACTATGTTTGAAGAGATTGATCGTATCAGCGAACATATGCGTTTTATGAATGTTCGTCCAATTGGAACTCTCACCAGAATGGTTGAAGTTGCAACAATTGGTGAGGGATCGAATATTTCCCAAATTGATGAGATGGGCCAAAAGCAAATCATTCCTGGTAAACCAATTACAAAGGCAGAGGAGATGATTAAGCGTTTGATGCTTGATAATCTTACTATTGTTGAGTTACTTACTGCCTTATCTGAAGAAGCAGAAGCACAGAAGCAATATGCCACAGCAAATCTATCTCAAGATTTGATGGAATCGCATGGTAAGTTTGTTTGGATGTTGAGGTCATTTACTGAAAAGACTGCTAAACTTTCAATCGAAGATTCTGAGCAAACACCAATTGAAGTTCCAGAAGAGCAACCTGAACAACAAATTCAAATACAGCAACAATAAATTTCATTAATTGAATTCATAATAAGAATGGAAAACTTACGCATTCGTTGCAAATCGTGCAACAGAGAAATAGAGGGGCATCCTGTAAAAACAATCAGTTGTGGGTGTTCAAATATGGCAACTATTCGTGCAAATACACATGTGTCTGCACTTGACTTATCGAGAGTTGTTATGCTAAACTCTATTCAGACAAAAACAAAATCTGGTGTTCTTACAAACGAAGACCTTGCTTTTCAAGAAGCAAGGCGTCAACGTAAAGTTAGACGTTTAGATTTTGAAGTCCGTTGAGGACTTTTATGGAAAGACAAGCAGATTGGTGACTGCAACGCTCTTGAAAAGCGTCGAGGTGTTAAAGCCCTTAGGAGTTCGACCCTCCTTCTTTCCGTTACAATGAATACAAAACTCCAATCTCAAAATCTTTATAATAATAACTAGTAATACTACGATACAAAACAAATGGATTCTCACACCTTAAACAATTGGGTGAAGATTAAAGAAACATTTGAAAAGTCTGGAAATACGGACAATCATTTTTATAAGAGAGCGTGTGCTATAATCAAAACTGGTAAAGATCCATTAGAAAACTTTCTTGGCGGCAAAAAATGATGGAACCTTTTGATGATGATTATGTAACTTGTTCCGAAGTTCAAAGAATGATTGATGCCGCAATTGACAAACATAACAAAACTGCATCGATTATATCTGCTTGCATCGGTTCAGTATTGTTGGGATTTTATGCTCATGGAGTTCTTGCAGTGATTGACAGGGTGAGGTAGTTATAGTTTAGATTTTTTATAAATAATAATATACCAACCTAAACTATAATGAATAAAGATCTTTTACTTGAAATGTTGAATAATGGAATGTCTATGAATGATATTTCAAAAAAGGAAAGTAAATCAGCAACAACGGTCAGATATTGGTGTAAAAAATATGGATTAAAATCTAATTATACTCCTATAAAAAATTCAAAGTCGAAACATAAATGTGGAATGTGTGGTGAAACTAATCCTGAAAAATTTTATGGGCATAAAAAAAGTGTATGTGGAAAATGTCATAATGGATATACATTAGAATTGGGTCAAAAGAAAAGGGAGTTTATTATTAATACTATGGGAGGAAGATGCATTTCTTGTGGATATAATAAATATTCTTCAGCACTTCATGTTCATCATATAGATCCGTCAAAAAAAGACCCAAAATTTGCCAATATTCGTTGTTGGAGTGAAAATAGGATACTTGACGAAATAAGAGGATGTGTGCTATTATGTGCTTGTTGCCATTCAGCAGTTCATGCTAATCAACTAATTCTCCCGAATGTCGCCTAACTTGGTCATGGCACCACTTTTGGGAAGTGGAATAATCTCAGTTCAAATCTGAGCATTCGGATTGCCAGTTACTTCACTGGCACACTTGACTTAAAGGTCAAACCACACTATAATAACAAGGCAAACAAATCAAAACAATGTCGGTTACAATCAAATTTAAGAAAGATCTTCAAACTCTTAAATCTGCTGCAAATGGTGAATTTTATCTTGATGTAAAGAATCCGAAACTTTATAAAAAGATTCGTCGTTATTATGAAAATGAAGGAGTAGTATTTTCTGAAGACCCTCTTGACAATTATGA